GGGTCGTCCCAACCTTGGGTCTGGTCGTTCCAACTTTGCAACGCCGTCCCAGAATTGAAACGGGGGTCGTCCCAACCTTGGGTCTGGTCGTTCCAACTTTGCAACGCCGTCCCAGAATTGAAACGGGTATAGTCTGCTACTGATTTTGGACCTCTGGATACTTCGAATTCTGTCTCGTCTGGTGCTGTCCAGTTGATCCAGTTGCTTGCTCTTAGCTTGCTGATCGCTCTGTGGAATGAGGATTTGCTGATTCCTAGCTCTTGGTAGATCTCTTTGGCAGTGAACTTGCGTGTCCAGCCTGCTGCCAGCTTGATCTCTATGTACATTAAGACCGCTGTTGTGCAGTTGATGATTCCGTCTTCGATTAGTGCCTTCACCTTGCCGATCTCGTATCGGGCTGTCTGTTCTCTCTTGTTCATGGCGTTTCCTCTTCTTCTACGGGGCAATGTAGGTCGAATGGATTGTTAATCGTCTCTTCTACGTAACCTTGGCTGATTAGGATCGCCTTGGCTCTGTAGAACGCTCGCTCATGGATCCCCCATTCCTGGCAGAATTCTTGGACATTGTTGATGTGGATCCATCTGAGTGCTCTGACCAGAAGGTACAGGTAGGCGTGTGTGGTAAACAGCCCCGATAGATAAAGCTCTTTGGCTTCCTGGGCCGTGATCCTGAGGTGTGCTGTTTCCTTCATGGTCTTCCTCCTTCCTCTTCATGCAGCCACAGCATTATTCCTCTTCCCGATAGAGTCCATCCTTCCTGTTCCTCGATCTCTCTCTTGACTCGGTAGAAGGATGCGTGGCTTATGCCTAGGGCCTCTATCACCTCTTTGGGATTCAACTGCTTGATCCCTAGCTCTTTAAGGCCAAGCAGGATGACAAACAATGCCCCCTTGATGGTGATGTACTCTGCATCCAAAAGCACTTTGGCTCGCTCGAATACTTCAGCCTTGCCTAGAGCCTCTTTCTTCTCGTGTAGGTAACGTATCTTCATGGCCTTTCTCCTACAGGGGATACCTAAGTATAGCACCTGAGATAACAATTGCAAAAAAAATCGGGATCCTTGTGGGATCCCTGTCTCTGTGGTGTGCGAGGGCCATTCCTGCCTAGTCTAGCAGAAAGTCGTTCTTCTGTTGAAGCTGCTTCCTTTCCCGGTATCGGCGTTGGATCTCTGCTCTTGTTAAGGGCCTATCTCCAATAGGGGGTCGATGGCCTACCACAGGACCAACCGTGAAGTTCTTGCCGCAGGCCGGACAAAACCTGCGTTGTAGTCTCTTGTTGCCTCTATGTCTGCCATTGCCCCAAGTCCTACTGTTGCCGCAATGAGGGCAAGGAATGGTGTCGGTCATTTTTGGGGTGTCTCCATCTGTTGGTATCGTCTCGCAGACAACCACAGGATCTGGTGCGTCCTTGGAGCAGGGAGTCAGCCCTCACCACGTGGATGTTGCCGCATTGACATCTACAGGTCCACAACGGGTGTCCCGAAGGTGCTCTCCCAAAGTATTCGATCACTCTCAGGCGCCCAAAGATATAACCTTTGAGATCTTCAGGCTTTTGCTTCTTGCCAGGGTTGTCACGCAGGAATCTCTCCCGTGCGATCTCTAACCGTAGGCAACCGCATGATTGCACTTTGCCCCATTTGGAAACCGGTAGCTTCCTAACTTTGCCGCAGTCACAACGACAAGTCAGGGGATCCCCCAGCTTGATGATGGTCAGCTTGCCGAATTTATCTCCCCTCTCCATCTTGTGCCCCCTTTCTCTTTTTCGCGTTAGCGTCACGTAGTGATAAGGCTTCTGCTCTCTGGAAGTAGTCCTGTGACACGGCTAACAGCTTCTGAGCCCTCTCTTCTAAGATCTGTCTCTGGGCTCCACTAGCTCGCTTGGCTGCACGTGCTGCACGTTTACTGAGCAGACCATAGTACCTAGCCTGCTCTAAGAGGGCTCTGATTACTCTGTCTTCCATGTCGGTTTCCTCCAGAATGAGTAGAGCCGGCAGATAACTCCACCGGCCTTGTTGGTTGTTTGCTAATTACAGGAATTTCTCTTGGCAGTATTCCTCCATTTCATCTGCTTCCTCTTGGCTTATTAGACCTAGCTCTACTAATTCCCGCGAAGCTCGGTAGTTTTCCACCCATCCAAGGAGGATAAACCGACAGATCTCTGCTTGTCGGCCGTTGCGGGGCAGCAGATCCGGGTCGTAGCCCAGAACCCGCATTGCCTCATCCCATAGGGGTTCCTTCAGGCTTTTCCCCTTTTTGATTTCTGCCAATTGTCGGAAGATAGATGACATGGCTCCCTCCTTTTTCTCCAGTTAGTTCTAGTCAGTTTTTCCTCTGGTTCGGGCCAGCAGATAACTCCACCGGCTCCGTTTGCTCAAAAACTACCAGTCATTGGGATCAGGCCACCCATTGCTGTAGTCTTCTTCTAGCCAGGAATCGTCTTCCGTCCAGGGGTTGTCTTCCTCATCGAGTTCATCCCAGTTTGGAAGAAGATCCCACGGTGTTACGCGGATCATGAGATCCAATTCCGGATCACCAGATCGATAGTGGTACACCCAGGTTGGGAGGTTGAACGGGTCATGCCAATAAATAGATGAATCCATCTTTTCCTCCTTCTTGCTGTAGTGCTGTAGGTTGATCCCTACACCCCTATTCTATTGTATTCAACGCCTATTGTCTACTACTTGACGGATTGACTTTGGTGCGTTACTATTGGAGTGGGGTCGATGCCCTATGTAAGCATGAAAGGAGGTTCTTATGTTGCGTGACTACGTTCGGGACAGTATCCATAGCTCCATTTTGGCCATCTTTGACGCCCAGGATGCTTCCCATAGGGAGTACCAGACTAGCTATTACCTAGATCCGGTCAATTCTAGGGTCGTTTGGCTGACTAGGGTCGGGGGTTGGATCCCTGCTCAGGTCTCTGACGGGATCTGGGTAAAGCTGTTCGATGCTCCGGTACGGGCCATTCCCCAGTCCATCGTCGATGCTCTTCTTTCTGTCGAGGATGTTCTCACTGACGATTGCCTAGATTTCCAAGAAAGCGGCTACTGGGTTGAAAAACCAGACTACTCTATCTATGGGCTTGAACCGGTTTGTTTCTGGGATCCGGTAGACTGGTTCGATCCCTTTGACTTTGAAGAGATCCGCGAGAAGTGGGAGGAGGGTATGAGTGCCGAGGAAATTGTGGGCGATCTCTACCTAGGGGATATCTTGAATGGGATGGTGGACTACCATGAAGCTCTTGAATGGATCAATGGTTTGATCCAACAGTGGCAAGCCGCGTGATATAGCCGCGTGATATTGATGGTGGGATCCATTGTGGATCCCTTTTTTGTTTGGAGGATAGGACAGAAAAAAGGATCCCGTGTGGGATCCCAGGAACTCATCTGGCAAGCTGGTTCTATTCTATAGCTCTCTGTACTGTGACGTTGCCGTCAATAGGCGCTAGACATGGCCAGCATAAAAAACCCCGGCTTGTGCCAGGGTCGTGGTATTATGCTCTTGCGTTGGTTGGTTGTGTGCTGTAAATGAGTAGGATCCCTTGCGGGATCCCTTTTTTTGGCTCAGAAGGGTAGGATCATCCCCTCCCTGTCGAGCCGCTCTATGTAGTTGATAGCCTTCCTGTAAGACTCAGCCAGTCTGATGTGTTGAATTCTCACTTGTCCGGTGGAGTAGGATGCCGCATAGTTGTGCAGCCCCTCCATGAGTCTTAGTGTGGTTAGTAGCTCTTGTACGTTTGGGACAATTTGCCAGTGTGGGTCCATGGTTTTCTCCCTTCCTCGCTGTGTTTTTCGTAGAGTTTGATGGCTTCATCGATCACTGCCCCAATCTGGCAGCGTCTTTCCTTTGCGATCTGTTGGATGATCGCTTTGGTCTCTGGTTTGATGCGTGTGTGAAGCTGTACTAGGTTGTCCATTGCTGTTCCCTCCTATTGGGTAGTAGGCCGGATCCGGTGGATCCCAGATCCGGCTTTGCTTGTGAGGGCTAGTCCTCTTTGTAGAGGTCTAAACCTAGCCCAAATCGGGCTGCAGCACGCTTAAACGCCTGCTGTTCTGCTGCACAAATAGCGTCGGTAAAGGTTTTTCCTTCCAAGGATTCTTGGCCGGTTGCTTGGCGAGCAAAGATTCCCTCTGCTGCATGGATCGTGATCTGGTAGACCACTACCACGTAGTTGGCAATCTGTTTCACCTCGACTACGTGTCCCTCCCAGCCGGGTGCGTAGAAGTCTAATAGTCGGGTTGCTTCATGCCAGGGGATGTAGGTTAGTACTTTCCCTCCCTCCTTGGTCAGTACCCGATGGCGCAGCAGTCTTTCTGGTACTGGTCTAGAGAGGTCGCTGAGGATCTCGGTGATTGACTTCTGGTACTTGAGTCTTTCTGCGGGTAACTTGGGTGCATTTGGTGTTTGTGTGCTCATGGTTTTCCTCCCTTCATGCGTGTTGTGGACAAGTCAGGCTTCTAGCTTCTTGAGTTTCCTGGCAAGCTCGGTCTTCAGATCGATCCAGGCGTCGAGAACATCCTCGCCATCCTCAACCCGTTTGCTAAGCTCTAGCAGGATCCGGATCTGGGCCTTGAGGATTAGCTTTTCCAGTTCTTGTTGGTTGATGAGATCCATGTTTGTTTCCTCCTAAGTGATGTGTTTACAGATCCCCTCGCTAACGCTGTGGGGTGGCAGCGATTGAAACTAGCCGCTATTGAGTACGACTCTTAGCCGTTCTGCTGCCTTGCTGTTGACGTAATCCTTCAGTGTCTGAAAACCCAAGTGAAACAGCACCCTATAGCAGTGCTTGCAGCATCCCCGACCTAGGTAGTGAATCTGGTTTTTGTAGTCTTCACATTCACACTTGACACTGGCAGTGCCTACCACAACCCGGTATTGGTTGCTGTTTGCCGGATTGAGTACTGTAAACTCGGATCCATGCTGGGCGATTACTAGCAAATCCCTAGCACTTTGCCGGCGAAACTCCACGAAATGGGTTCTAAAAGTCTGCTTGCTAACGAAACGTGGGCGTAGACCGAAGCCCCTATGAGGAATAACCAATACAACAAATGGCCAAACCTCAACCCGTCGGATCTGCTCAACGGGTACACCTAAAATGCGGGCCGCGGCTGCGCGTGAATAGACTAGCTGCTCACTAGACCGGATCATGACTTGAACCTCCTTCCTTGCTTGAACCCATTATAACTGGACTAATCAACCCGTGTCAATAGCTTGACCAAAAAAGCTTGACAAACTAAGCAGAACAGGCTAGACTAGAGGGAGCGAGGAGGGAGGAAACAGGATGCAGCACATAGGCGTGACGGGGCCAAGACGGCTAACCCCAGAACAGGAAGCTTGGCTGAGGGAGCAGCTAGCCCAGACGCTGAAGAACTGCCACCTGCACGTGGGGGATGCGGAGGGAGTGGATAAGCTGGCAAGGCAACTAAAGAAGGGACCCAAGACTGTGTACCGCGTGGAAGGCAAAGAACCCTGGCACTACCAAGCCAGAAGCAAAAGACTGGTAGAGGCACTGCGGGAACTAGGAGGGACACTCTACGCCTACCCGAACAAGCCTAAGCCGGCGGGGATAACACCCAACAACTGGCAGGGCTCTGGAACCTGGGGAACCGTGGCCTACGCCCAAAGCCGCGGAGTGCAAGTGCACATAACCCCCCTACCCGGACTAGAGCTAGAAGAAGAGCCCCAACAACTGACACTCTGGTAGCCGGCCCAAACGCCCAGAGCTGGCCCAAACGCGCCCAAGCCGGCCCAACTGCGCCACAGAGCCGGCCCAACTGCGCCACAGAGCCGGCCTAACTGCGCCACAGAGCCGGCCCAACTGCGCCACAGAGCCGGCCTAACTGCGCCACAGAGCCGGCCCAACTGCGCCACAGAGCCGGCCTAGAATTGCTATGAAAGAAGCCTAGAGCCCCTTTCGGGAGGCAAGACCTAACCCGATTTTTCTCCCCCCCTAAACCGCCTAAAGCCCCTTTTGGGAGACAAGAGCCGGCCCAAAGACCGAGAGTTGACCCAAGCCGGCCCAGGCCAAGAGCCCCCCAAGAACGCGACTAATGAGACAACCCCCCCAGCCCCCCCTACCTCTCTCTCCAGCACGCGGAGCGTGCTATAATGGAAATCCCGGGGGCCCATAGGTAGATACAGAGCCCTGTAGTATTGTTATTCTGCTCGCGCGGTTACTCTGGACAGAGCCCCGTAGTATGTGACGGACAGGGAGTGACAGATCCGTTTCTGGGCATAACAGAGCTGTCTCCACAGATCAATCGATCCCCATACCTTGTCTTTACTCCCTTCTTGGGATCCCCGTAGCCACCTCGATCTGTTTCTCGACGATCCTCAGTTCTTTGCCAATTAGTTGGGAACGGTGACGATTTTTCCACGGGCTGCCCCTTGCCGGTCGTAGTCCCCCATCGGTGATCCGGTATAGTACCGGGCGTAATGTACGGGTAAGTTCTAGCTTGAGGCCGTCCCTATGTGCCAATAGACTTTGGATCCGCTTCTGGCCTTGAGGAGAAAGGGCCTGGATTCTGTTGAGTCTCTCCTGGACACGATCTAGGTTGTCCTCTGTGATGGGGATCCCCAGAGCCTCCATAAGACGTACGATGTCTGAAGGATCCCAGCCGTTGTAGGGTGGCAGACGATCCCCTTGGCTTGTGATCTGTTTGTTGACCCAAGGGACTATGCCGGCATCGGAGAGCAAGGATCCCTGTCTGCCAAAGGATTTGTTGGATAGGGTTGGGTTACCGAGTATGTCTATCCTGCCTTGGATGATGGATCCCTGGGTAAATTGGCGTTGGCTGGGAACAATGAGTGTACCGTCGAATAGAATGACTCTCCCAAAGGTGATAGATCCCTCTGTGTATTGGCGCTGGCCAGGAACTACATTGCTTGGCGGTGGAATGTAAGGCGGAGGTTCTGGAGAAAGGCCTTGTAGGATCTGTCCCTTTGCCCAGATATAGCCAAAGAGTTGGGTCTCTCCTTGATGAATGGATCCCTTGAATCCCTCTACTTGCCCCGGATAAATCCCGAATGGAATGACCGACCCAGAAGTAATCGATCCTTTGGTGAACTGACGTTGGCCGGGGATGAGGGTAGTCGGTCTCCCTTGTAGAATCTGGCCTTGGGATCCTCCTACCTGAGCATTGGGTAGAACAGATCCTTCGGTGATGGATCCCTTGGATCCCTCTACTTGGCCGTTGGTTAGAACAGATCCTTCGGTGATGGATCCCTTGGATCCGGTAATCTGTCCTTCGATGAGTTCTATGCCTTGGGTGATCTGTCCCCTGGCAAAGATGGGATTCCCCTGATACCACGCTTGGTGAGGTACTGCTGGGGGAATGAATGGAATGGTGTAAAGTGCTGTCTGTGTAAGTCGGATCTCGTCTAAGACGGTGTTAATAGGACCAATGGTGACCGATTTCTGGGGAATCGGATAGTTAGTACTGAAACTGTCTGCAAGAGATCCATTGACCCAGATCGACCAGTTGGATCCCTGACGAGTGATGGCCACATGAGCCGGAGAAGGGATCCCTACTTCCCTGACGGTTGTCCCCAGGATGAGTCGGATCCCTGTGGTGGTGCGCTCCAGTTTCACGCGCTAAATACCTCAAAGGCTCCTACGCCTGAGCAAACGTAAATCTTGGTCACGTTGCCTGTTTGTGGATCCCTCTGTTCGTATTCTGTTCCTGCTGTTGCTCCTGATAGTCCTGATACGGCAAACTTGACAATTCCCCTAAAGTCGTTGCCATTGAATCTAAAGTAAGGGGCAAGTATAGGAACGCCTAGTAGGTTTGTGTTTAGTGTTCCCGAATTATAGTTTACGCCCGTGAAGATATTTGCATATATCCCGGTATCCATGCCAGCTTCTTGCCACTTTGTTGATGAGTTTAATTGCTGAGCTATTTGATATGTACTGCCGTTATCCCAACTGGTAAGCCATCCTACAGCCCAAGCCCAGCCATCGGTAGGATTTGCACGTTCCAAAGCCCCTGCATGATATGCGTTACCGGATCCTGTGCTGGGCTTGATATAGATGCAAGTGGCTTCATCATCTGCAGCCATCCATAATCTAGAGCCTGATGAAAGTGTCCAATCTCTATTCATGCTGAGGCTAGATCCATTTCCTAGCGCATCTCCATTCAGTCTTAGGATCGTTCCCTGTGGATTAGAAAACCTAAGATAAGGTCTGACTGAGTTGACTACTTTTCCGGCTAAGACCATTGGCAAAGAATTGGGGGATCCTCTTGTCACCGTCCATCCTTCAGCAACTAGGAGATCGTGGATAGCCGTTGCTGCATCCGTAACAGTGTCAACTTGGATATTGCGTAGATAAGCGGTCATATCCTCTGAGCCGTGCCTTTGTTGAGCTGGACAAATCGAATCGGAGAAGCAGGCTTAGCTATTTGCTTGGGATCTAGACAAACACAGATGCTCATATCCTCTGAGCCGGGCCTTTATTGAGCTGGACAAATCGAATTGGGGAAGCAGGTCTGGCAATACCGCAAGGAACGGGGCATTTGGCGGGAGACATATCCCATAGGATCCCTTCACTTCCTCCTGCAACCCAAAGTTCTAGGGTGAAGTCTGCGGGTATTGCTATGGAGGGTGTAACAATCGTGCCATTGGTAAAGTCTCCCCCATCTCCAAATTGACCTGGAGCAAGAGATACTCCGTTGACTGTAAGAGAGAGGTTATTGGGTGAAGCATCACGGACACGATCTGTAAAGTTGATCAATAGTGTAGGGTTCATGTCGTCCTCAGAGCCAGGCCCCCTGCTGCAGGGTTGAGTAGGGTGTATTCCTCTACGTTTGCGGTGACTTGGATGAGGTCATAAATGCCCAGTCCTGATCCGCTAACCATGACTAGGGCATCTGAGGTGCGTCCGGCTGCTCCTTGGTTGGAATTGGAATAGAGCAGGATCCCTGTAACCACATCCCGTTTAGAGGTGATTGGGTTGGATGAAGCCATCTGGGCGCGTCCCAGACTACTGGTGTATGTTGCGTTGCCGTACGGGCTGTTGTTGGCAGCCGCTCCATACCAGGTAATGAAGTCGTTGGATCCCGGAATGAAGCAGTACAGGGAGCTGTTCTCATTCCACCAGGTGGGTTTGTTGGCAGGGCGTAGATAGCCCAAGAAGTGGACAATGTTGGATTGGCGGATCCCAACTAGCCGGCATTCGTCGCTCTTCTCAAAGCCCCTAAAGGTGATTTCGGTGCTGTTGTTGAATTGCACTTGTACTCCCCATGGGCCACTGTTGACTCCAGTGTTGGCAATGGGATCCCAGTTGGTATGTAATCGTTGTTGCACCTTGAGGTCGTTGGTGATCTCGATCTCTAGATACGCTTTGCCAAAGGTGGCTGTGTTGTTGAGTACGATCTCATAGATTAACCGGCGGGGGTTGCCGCTAACTTCATCGAATAATGTGGGAAAGTTGGCAGCCGCTAAAGCATTCTTGATGGCTGTGGTGAGATTGGCTTGGGTGATGGTAGGTAATAGATTGCTGTTGGTAACTTGGAAGACCATGCTTTAGGCCCAGTTGCGTCACCAGCATGGTATCAGTAGCTGTAGGATCCCTGCCATTCCTTGACGTTGATGCCGGCTAGATAGTTGTACGCTGTAGCTGCAGCATCTACCAGATCATCATGCCCATCAGGGAATCCGGTAAGTCTGCTGATCAATAAGGCGTTCCATGGCCCCCTCAAGATCTTGAGCTTGCCTTGCTCTGCTAGAGCACTTAGAGGTCTAACATGGGCAACCTTGTCTTTGTTGCGAGGTACTACTCCAATTGGCCCGATCATCTGTCGGATGTGATTTAAGTAGGCTGCTCCGGTAGCTCCCGGCTCCCTCTCAAAGATCTGCAGGATCCCTTGCTCCTGTTGGGCTGTAGCTCGGATCAGTCCGTCCAGTTCTGCCGGTGTACAATGGGTCTCCCAAGCATCGACTATGGTGAAGCTGCTATCTTCTGCAAGGATCCCTCTCACTTTGGCGGTGTAGTCCGGATCCCTTCCGGAGATCTGTTTCTCCTGGACAGCTAAGTCCCAGCCGGATCCCTCACGTCCTCTGGGCACTGAGTCCACGATCTGGATCCATTCCCTCTTGAAGACTTTGCCGGCCTCGGCCCGACTGTTCCAGTTGCCCATCAGCAGCCTCTCCCGATCCACTAGGGGCAGACTCAGTAGCCACGCTCTGTACCCAGGATCCGATTGCATCAGAATCTGATTGTCTTCTAACCTGCTGGGAATAAAGGTGATGGATTTGCTGTTGGGTGTAGGCTCATCCTTCCAGATAATCTGCTCATCCTTGCGCTCAAAGTGCCTCAGGATCCCCGCTCTAGAAGGGATCGGATAGCCGTCATCCCCAATCCACCAGTCGATCAATCGCCTGACAAAGGAGTCCGGATCTGGGTTGGTCGTTGCTCTGATGAACGGTCGCATGCCGCTGGAGGATCTAAGACGTGAACTGAGATACCAAAACTGTTGCTCGGTAAACTGGGTCAGCTCATCCCAGCCCATCCAGTCGAACTCGGATCCCTGGTAATCATGAATGTTGCGTTCCAGCTTCAGGTGACGGAAGGAGATGACTGCTCCACTGGGAAAGATCCAATCCAATGTCGTGGTCTTACACTTGCCGCCCACCAGAGGATAGATCTGATAGCTGCGATCCAATAGCCCTCCACTGTTGCGGATCTGGGGATATGTCCGCCGAAAGATCACTCCCCTAAAGTGGGGATTCTGAATGCTCCTGAGGGGATCCAATAATAGACTCCAACTCTTGCCGCCTCCGGCTGCCCCGCCAAAGATGGTGATGTCTGCAGGGGATGCTAAGAACTTCTCTTGGGTAGGTTGAGGTCGAATAATTACCTTGCTGCCCACAAGATCCGTCTCGACCAGTAGTTGGCACTTAGCGGGTTGTCCTTGGTTAACCGGCCTTGCTCGTCACGGATCCCTGCACTCCGTTGGAGATATCTTCTACGCCGCTCTGGATCCCTGTGCTGTCGGAAGTCTTGCATGCCGGAATCCCCAAAGTGGATCAGCTTGACTTGGGATCCTACCTTGGCTAAGACAACCATCTTCTTCCCCCTTAGCCATGATCTGCGGGGCTTGTTGTATCCCTCAAATCGGTGCCCTTGGTAGGTAATCATGATGGATCCCTTATGCTGTGTAAATACGGTTGAGAACCGGTAAGTTCATGGTAATGCCGATGCTGTTGGCAAGACGCTGTCCCTCACTCCGCAACTGGTTTAAGATCTGGTTAGAGGTGTTCCTGGCTGCAGCAATCTGCCCGTCAATGACACTGAGCTGTGACAAGGTAGTCTGGATCCTGGCTTTTGCCTGCTGACTGTTGGCATCAATCCTGTCCATTGCCACTTGAACTTTGGCAATGTTGTCTTCTGTAACCGGATAGCCCAGAACGGCCATTATCCGATCCCTGTCAACGGGTGAGTTCCAGCTCATGTCCCATTCTGTCGCTTAGTCATATCGTATCGCGGGAGGTCGTTATGGGAGGCCGTAAACTCCAGATCACTCCTGATCATGTTGCCGTCATCGAAAGGATGGCCTCAAACGGAGCTACGTTGGATCAGATCGCAACCGTCCTGGAAGTCTCCCCACGTACCTTGGATAACTGGTTAAGGCGGGAAGATGTCCGTCAATGTTATGCCCGTGCTAAGCTCAAGGCAATCGATCAGATCGCAGGCGCTCTCTATGCTAAGGCTCTGGCAGGAGACGTTACTTGCATGATCTTCTATCTCAAAACCCAGGCCGGCTGGAGGGAGGTGAAAGAGTCTCAACTGCCCGAAGGATCCCAGGTGATCATTTACGTTCCAGAGAGAAGTCCATGACTACTTTGCCGCCTACTCATCATCTTCATCATAATGACCATTCTCTGCTTAAGCTCTCTCCCGGTCATCTAGCATCCATCTTTGTCTCTGTTCTGGTTGCCGGAGTAATCGGTAGCTTTTCTTTGCTCTGGTCGATGTCTCACAGCCTGACTCGAATCAACGAAAAGTTGGATGCTCTTTACAGTCGACTCCAGAATCTTGATTCTGCCCAAGCTGCAATTCAAAGAGAGTTTGTTCTGCTGGAACGTCGCTTGTCCATCTTAGAGGAAAAGGTGGGTGTCCATGGAAGATAATCTCATACTGGTTGTCTCTGTTCTGGCCAGTCTATCTGCACTGGTTCTGTCGGTCTTTAACCTCAGATCCCTTGAGCGTCCTCTTAAGCGATCCGCTTCTATTGCCGCCGATGTTCTGCAACTTGCTGAGCCTTGGATCCCTGCACTGAAACATTCTCAGGTGGATAACTACATCCGTGATGTCCTAAGAGCTTATGCCGCTTCGGATCCCTTCTTCGCCCAGTCTCTCAAGGTTACTGGTCAAGATCCCGATCACGTTGCCGATGTCTTGCCGGTGTTAGATCCACAGTTGAAGACTCTGGGTAAGGCTATAGGTCTTCCTGTGGATCAGTCCCGCGCTCTGATGACTAACTTGGTGCATCGGGTTAAGGACTATGACCAGGCGGTAGAAAGGATCCGGGAAGATCTGGAGCACTCTTTGGATCCCTCGCAACGACCCCTGACGTAAACGTGGAGAGCTATGTCTAATCCGTTTTCTGTCTGGTGGACAACTGATGTAGAACGTGTGCGGTATTATCTGGGGATCCCTTTAACTCCGGAGAAGACTGCCATGCTCATAGCCGCTATGACTAATGTCGAGCAGCAAAGCCATGATGCCGTAAGACGCGCACGTGAGTTGCTGGATGAATTGGAGGCAGCAGATCGTGAGATCAATTCTGCTCGCCCCTTTGCCGGTCAACGTGTTGCTAGAGGAGTAGTCTGGTTCCAGAATAAGCGCCTAGAGAGCATCAAAGCTGAAGCCCGCCGTATTGCTAAGAATCTTGCTTACATTCTCGGTCTTACTGTAGAGCGTGATGTGTGGGAGGATCCCAGTGTGAATAGACCCCGGGGCTACGGTCTTGTCTCTAGGAGTTAGGGGGGGGATCCGCGCGCCGGTAAATCTTTGGATCCCTTTAGCCTCAGTGTCGGCTCTTTCTGGATCCCTTTAACCTCGGCGTAATATAGGGGTGTGATCAAACTAAAGGGCCCCCCCCTGGGGTAGACCCCCCTATGGAAGCTACGCCCGGCGGGCGCTTTATATATTTTTTCCTTTTTCCCCCTTTTTGGACTCACACATGCTTTTTACCCGTCAGCCTATAGCTCGTAACTCCCAACCTGATGATCCCAGCTATGAGTGTCTTCTCTACCGTGAGCTGAGTCCTCGCTGGGAATATCTCTGGGATATGTTTATGGGTTCTGATAACTGGCTGATCCGGTTACCCGGTGGAGGTTTGGTATTGGGTGAGAAGGCTCGGATCTATCTGCCCCCTGAACAGAATGAGCCAGAAGCAGCTTATCGGTCGCGGGTGTTGATGAGCACGTTTGATCGACGCTTTGCCCGCTCGCTTCGGATCTATGCCGATCTGGTGCTGCATGACCACTACCTGGAAATACCCAAGGGATCCACGTTTGATCCCCGTAATGTCGATCGGCGTGGAACTCCCTTCTATAACTTCTGGGCAAGCGTAGCTATCAATGCTTTGATGTTCGGTCATACGTTTGTCCTGGTGGATAGGGATCCCGGCAACTATAGGAGTGAGCTGGAGCGGCGTGAACGGGGCAAGCCTTTTTTGGTGAGCTATAGTCCCCTGGATTTGATCAATTGGCGCGTGGATGATGATGGGGTGAAGCTGGCCGTCTTCCGGGAAACGGTTATCAAGCCTGCTGGGGATTATGGTGAAGAGGTTGTCACTCGTTATCGGGTACTAAGGCCGGATCGTTGGGAGCTTTGGGAAGGTGAACCCGGTGCTCTGCAGCAAGTAGATGGTGGCCCTTTGAGAGGGATCCCTTTAGTGTGTATCTATAGTTATCAGATTGGCCCATTTGTGAGCGATCCACCCTTGAAGACGTTGGCGGATCTGAACCTGGCCCATTACCAGTTGCTTAGTGATCACCGTCAGAAGCTGCACAAGTGTTGTCTGCCTACTCCGGTGAGGATTGGGACGATGACTCAAGGGAGCGATCTGGTGCTTGGCCCCAATACGTTTGTGGATCTACCGGATGGAGGTGACTTTAAGTGGGCAGAGCCGTTGGCAATGAGTCTGGGAGAAAGCCGTCGGGATATTGAGGACTTGGAGCGTACTATCGATATCTATAGCTTTGACTATTTGAGCAGGGGTTTTGCCCGTGGGATATCTCGTGCTACGGCTACGGAGGTGGAGGTTTCTACTGCTCCTGCTGAGGCTACATTGAGTGGGTTTGCCCGTCGTTTTGAGCATGGGATGCAGGTGGTGCTTAACCTTTGGGCGACTTTGGCGGTAGAACCTGCGCCTACTATCCGGCTATCCGGCAAGTTGAGGGAGGAAAAGTCTGATTCCCAGATGCTGATTATGTACGTGAAGCTCGCAGAGGCCGGTGGTGTTTCTAAGCGTACTCTGCTGAAGATGCTGGTTGATCAGGGTTATTTGCCCAAAGACTTTGATATCGATGCCGAACTGCAGATTGTTGGTGAACGTTTTGATGCTAAGTCCGGCGGATCCCCTAACTAAGGGTCGTGTTAGTGTTGGTGTTGTATTCGGGGAACAGTTGATATGAGCGAGCAAGCAGGAAGCTATAGGGTGGAGCCAGAACAAGTGCATGAGGGTGAAGAAGCTCAGCAGGATCCCTCTCGTGACGATCTAGCAGGCCTGAAGAGTGCCTTGCAAAAAGAGCGTGCCCTTCGTCGTGAATTGGAACGGCAACTAAAGCACTTGGGGGATATCAATCCTGAGGAGTACCGCAAGCTGCAACAGCAAGCTCAGATGTTGGCTGAATGGGAGAAGCGTCGTGCTGAAGAGATCGGTTCTATCAAGAGTACCTATGAGGCCCAGCTCCAGCGTGTCCAGCAGGAAAAAGAGCAGATGGCTCAGGCGCTGATGGAAACCGAGATGACCTATGCTCTGACGGAAGCGTTTTATCAAGCCGGTGGTAAGCGGGATGCTACCCTGGCCAAGATGCTGGCCAAACAGCTCCTAAGCCAAGTGAACTATGACCAACGGGGCAATCTGATCGTGGTGGATCAGTCTGGATCCCCTCGCTTACGGGATGATGGCAAACAGATGACTCTTGCCGATCTGATGAATGAGGTTAAGGGCACCAGCTTTGGCGTGTTGTTCGATCCTGCGGATCCTGTAGGCGGTTCTGGAGCAACGGGTAGCCAGGTACAGGTGTCAGGTCGTAAGTATCTGAGGACTACGGATCCCTATAAACTGGGCCAGCATATTGAGGCGATTGCCAAAGGTGAGGTTGTCGTAGATTTAGAGGGTAAGTGACAGCTTTGGTAAACTGGTGCTAAGAATCTAGGTATCACCGGTGTGAAGCCGTATGTGATAGATCTAGAGTGGCGAGATGCCAAAAGGGGGGATCCCTTCTTCGTAACCTGAATTAGAAGGGAGCTAAAGATGGCTAACAATCTAGAGGCTGTAATCCCCAAAGTTCTTGCTATGGGCATGATGACTCTGCGCGAGAATACGGTCATGCCCCGTCTAGTCAACACTGACTATCAAGGTAGAGCAGCCCAAAAAGGCAGCACGATCGATGTAGTGATCCCCAGTGCTGTATCGGCTAATCCTGTTACTCCTGGAGGTACTGCTCCACCTGGGACTGACTTGCAGCCTACTACGGTTCCTATCCGTCTGGACAATTGGTATGAGGCTTCTTTCTCGATAACCGATAAGGAGTTGGCTGAGATTGATGCCGGCATCCTTCCGATGCAGATCTCAGAGGCTGTGAAGTCCCTGGCCAATGAGGTGGATCGGTCGATCCTTGCGCTGTATAAAAAAGTTTACGGGGTAGCGGGTACTGCCGGTACTACTCCCTTTGCCACCGATCTGCAAGCAGCCCAGCAAGCTCGTTTGGTGCTGAACCGTCAGCTTTGCCCTCCTCAGGATCGGCGGATGGTTTTGGATGTAGAGGCCGATGCTAATGCTACCGGTTTACCCGCTTTCCAATATTCAGCATCTGGAGACACCATCACCATCAAAGAAGGGGTGATCGGTCGGAAGTTGGGCTTTGACTGGTACATGAGCCAGAATGTCCTGCGTCATACCAAGGGTACTGCAGCCGGTTATCAGGTGAACCAGACGAACCATGCTGCTGGATCTAAGACTGTGGCAGTGGATACTGGGACCGGGATCCCTGCAATTGGGGATATCTTCACGGTAGCGGGGCACTCTCAGACTTATGTGGTTACCGGGTGGACCGGATCCCCGAACATCACGTCTATTCAATATGAACCTGGGGCCAAGGTATCGTTCCCTGATGATGCTGCGATCACCTTCATCAATAGTCACGTGGCCAATCTGGCATTCAACCGATTTGCTTTTGCTCTAGTGTCTCGTCCTCTATTGGATGTGGATCCCTTGGGCAGCAGGGTAATGACCATGAGTGATCCGGTTAGCCAACTGACGATGCGTTTGGAGGTTAGTCGTCTCTACAAACAGACCCGGTGGAGTTTCGATATCCTTTGGGGAGTAGCCTGTCCTCGTCCTGAGTTTGCGGTGAGGGTACTTGGATGAGTGATGTTGATCTGGTCGATCTGGTTGCCGTAGTCAATCATCTTGGAGAGAGGCTACTGATCAATCGTGAGGACTATCTCCGTGGTCAATGGCAGCTTTGGGAGGAGCCGGTGTCGTCTTCTACAGAGCCAGAAGAAGCTGTGGATGAGTCCTTACCAGAGCCAACCGTTCTACAACCGACTACTAGACGGAAGCGGAAGGGGGATCCCTTTTATCCAGATAGGGCCGTTCTGTAATATCTGGCATAGCTGGCAATCAGATCGGCTTTGTCTTGGTCGTTAACGATGGTTCTTGCTCCCACAAAGTCGTATCCTGTGGGCCGGTCATAATTTGAGAGTTTCCGTCCTGTAAACAGTCCCTCTGCCATCCCCTTGACGCAGATAGCAGCAGCGGTATCGGGAACCAATGCTAGATCTGGGTTATTCACCAGGTCGATCCCTAACACCTTGGCAAACAGGGCATAGTTTCTTCTCCCTGTGATCTGCACATAGCCACGTCCTCTGAAGCGGTAGCCATCTCCAGGCTGAGTATTGCCCAGATCAAGTCTCCCTTCATAGCGCTTGAAATAATCTCTAGGGCCTATCTCAGCAACCGGAGCAAAGGCCGACTCATGGCTAACCGTGGCCATTATGTACGCTATGTGGTCTAGAGAAGAGACTTTATGGGTCTCACAGTAGTGCAGAAGCAACGGGATAGCTATCCTGGCATTCTCCCGTCGGGTAGTCCCCGTGAAGGTCATGTCGTTGGGTACTGCTGCAATTAGACGTTCTGCTAGCAGAGTTGGATCCTTGCGGGCCTCATCTGCCACCTTATCCATCCAAGAGTAAGGGATCCCTAGATCTATCCCCTTCCACAGTCGATAGAACAGATCCGCCTGGTAATCACTAGGAGTGAGCTGATCGATGTCCAGACTCTCCAGGTACTCTGCTGCACGCCTGAGGAAGTCTGCCATCTCTTTCCGTTGCCGTTGCATAGGCAGACGTGACATCCTCCCGACGCTGACCCTACGGATACAGTGCGGGCTTCCCAACCTCGCGGTTAGGCATTCCTGCCCCACGCCACTTATCTAGGTCATAGACCCCCGACAGATCGACTTGGCAGGCTGTTTCCCTTCCCCAGAGTCCCTGGGTACTATACTGCATTGTTGCACAGGCCATGGCTGATGTTAAAGGAGAAGGATCCCCTAGCCGATCTAGAGGATCCCTCGGCAAGAAAGGAGGAATACCTCTATGATACTCTCTCCTGGGCTTCAAGGATAGCTTTCCACTCCAGGTCATGGAGTCTCCGGCATTCCTCAGCAGATGCACTCTGGTCTAACCGTCGGATTGTGTCCCTCAGCCTAGATGCCGCATTACAGGCTTTGCAGACGATCGGAACGTGGATGTGGTTGTCATAGCCCGGTCGGATGAACCTGGGGTCAAAGAGGATCCCTGTGTCCCTACAGGCAAGACATTGGTAGCCCACCTTTGCATGCGTTGACTTCTCTGCCATTGAACTTGCTCCATTAGCTTACGTTTCGTTTCCTCTAGAATCTGCTTCACATCAAACCTAGAACTTAGACTGTTCCCGTTCATACTGTTTGAACCCAAACTGCCCATCGTTTCTTTATGCAAGTGGGATGGAGCAGGTTGAGTGAACTTAGTTCTTGGATCCCCTATCGGATCTGGATCCATCATCGGATTCGATCCTGGATCCCTTGTCGGATCTGGATTCCATGTTGGATCTGCTTCATCTGATTCTGGATCCCTCAGATCCATTGGATCCCTCGATCCTATGTTGTCTATGTCCAGATCCATCCCATGATTGTTCGCATTCAAACCATCTTCTTCCCTATGAATATAAGTTGTATAGAGATGAGAAGAAGTTGAAGTGTCCGTGGAAGCCTTGCTGTGAGCGGGTTTTGGGGCTTGCCCGTTGCAACCTTGGGTCTGGCTGTCCCAACCTTGGGTCATGTGGTTCCAACCTTGGGTCTGGTCGTTCCAACTTTGCAACGCCGTCCCAGAATTGAAACGGGGGTCGTCCCAACCTTGGGTCTGGTCGTTCCAACTTTGCAACGCCGTCCCAGAATTGAAACGGGGGTCGTCC